GAGGAGTAAGAAAAATGGAATTTTTTGGTATTAATATTATGGAATTTTTAACAAATCCATTAAACGGTGTTGTTGGAGCTAGCGCAGGTATTATTTTTTATCAAATTTATAAGATTGTTTACGCAAAAGCAAAGCCAGATCAATATATTTTAAAATTATATTCCCTGTGCGATGAAGCAATATTAGAAATAGACAATAGATTTATAGATAAATTTTTACCAGTGAAAATTAAGCAAGATTTACAAAAAAAAATAATTATCGTTTTAGAGCAGAGAAAAATAAAAATAGATCAATTAATTGAAAAAATAAGAGATTAATATGGATTTTTTAATTAGTTATGTATCGCAAAACCCAGCTTTAACAACGATAACTTTGTTATTTGCTGTTAGCCATTTTAAATTAAAAAATGAAATTAATAATACAGAAGAAAAACATAAATACGAAATTTCATTAATGAGGGAACAATTTGTTAAAAAAGAGTCTGTCAATAAAATGATTAACAGCTTCAAAAACGCTTTAGATAATCAAACAAAAATGATACATTCTGAATTTTCTAAACTGAGAGAAACTATAAACGAGGTTAATTTAAAAGTTGAGAAGCAGAAAACAAAAATAGAAAATATTGGTAAATGAATTCCGAAGATATCATTAAATTAATTCGATATTTCAATGATACTGTATCTGATATAAAAAATAACCAATCATTATCTAAAAAAAAAGAAGACGTTTTTATTGACTTATTCGCTATTAGATTATCAGATATAGAAGACAGAATAGAAGAGTTATCAATTAAATACTCAGAAAATGAGTATTCTTATATCGAATCTATAAATAAAATGAATGACAACCTAAAACGTTTAGATTTAGACATACAAAACAATAACGAAAATATCAAAAAAATATTAAATGATTTTTTAAATAATTTATAAATATGTTATAGTTTTTATAACTAAATAGTGCTTAGCCTTCACTTAACATTTATCTAAAATACTTCTTAACTTTATATATCAAGCTTTCTTCTCACAAGCTAAGCACTATCAAATATTTTTATTTTTCAATTCATCTTTTATGCTGTCGAATAAACTTATAATTAAAATTAATGGAGTTATTAGAATTAGAATTTCTATTATTTGAATAATCATTTTTACCCCTTGTTTTATTGTTATTTTATATTTACCCTTTATTTTTTATTTTTAAACTATTTTATTATTTCAGCGTTTGGTGCATTTAATTCTTCTAGTTTATTACCTAAACAATAAATTTCTTTAGCATTCGGGGCATTTAACTTTGTTAATTTGTTATTTGCGCAGTAAATTATCTCAGCTTTAGGAGCGTTTAATTCTGTTAAGTTGTTATAAGAAAAATAAATTCTTTCAGCATTAGGAGCGTTTAATTCTGTTAATTTGTTATTTTCACAATTAATTCTTTCAGCTTTAGGAGCATTTAATTCTGTTAAATTGTTACTATAGCAAATAATTCTTTCAGCTTTAGGAGCATTTAATTCTGTTAAATTGTTACTATAGCAAATAATTCTTTCAGCTTTAGGAGCATTTAATTCTGTTAATTTGTTATTGTAACAATAAATTATCTCAGCTTTATGAGCGTTTAATTCTGTTAAGTTGTTGTAACTACAAATAATTTCTTTAGCGTTCTGTGCATTTAATTCTGTTAATTTGTTATTGTAACAATAAATTATCTCAGCTTTATGAGCGTTTAATTCTGTTAAGTTGTTGTAACTACAATAAATTTCTTTAGCGTTCTGTGCATTTAATTCTGTTAATTTGTTATTGTAACAATCAATTATTTTAGCATTAGGAGCGTTTAATTCTGTTAAGTTGTTGTCACTACAATAAATTTCTTTAGCTTTAGGAGCGTTTAATTTTTTTATTTTTTTATTTAAAATAGAATCTAATATTAATGCCCCATCATCAAAAATAGTTAATGTATCTTTTTCTATAATATAGTTATGTTGACTTAATTCTTTCATTTTATTTTCCTCCTTGTTTTTATTATATATAATTTAACATAAAATCAATTCATTGTAAACCACTTAAACATATCAATTATTGATATTAGATTTAAATGCTACGATTATCTTCTAAACCGTTTTTATCATATTTATTATAAGTACCTTCTTTGTATCCGTTATCAGCTCTTTTATGATTTAATATTAACTTTTTAAAGTAAGCTTCTCTCATTTCTTTTGCTGAAAATCCAGCCGATAAACAGATAGATGTCCAAAAAAACAAAATATCAACTAATTCAACTTTTAAATTTTGGTAATCGATTGGCTTGTTTTTCGACCACCACTTCCAAGGTAAACAATCTGACATCTCCGCTATTTCTTGATCCATTGCAAGTTTAAACTTAAATATCCAATCAATTTTCCCCTCTATTTTTTTTAAATCTTCTTCAATCCAAGGCACTAATTTTTTATTTAATTCTTTTTGTCCTTCAAAAATTTTATCTAAACTATCCATTTTTACTACTCCTGTATATTTTATTATTAACGTATTTAATTAAGTTTTCTTTAGAAAACCTATACAATCTACCAACTCTAAAATATTGCAGGTCTATGTCGTCTTTTGCTAACCGCCTCATTACTGTATCACTGACCCTTAATATTTTTGCCGATTCTTTTATGTCTATTAAACTTATTATGTTTGTAAAATCTTCAATAACATATCTATTGGATAAATAATTTAAAACTTGATTTTTATCAAATAGTATTTTGTTTCCTATATAATTTACGGGGAAATCATTATCCCGTTTGATTAATTTCCATAATGTCATTGCGTTTATATTTAATAGTTTTGCTAATTCTTTTCTTTTTATAAATTTAGTATTACACATATGCGTTAACTCCATTTTTTACCGATTATAAACCCCGATGTAAAACTAATTCCAAGCAACAAAAATAAAATAATTGTCTTTACAGCTTCTTTGTGTTGTCGTGCTAGCATAATAGGGTTTGCCGTAAAATTATTCATACTATAGTGATTAGTTTTTTTAATTTTTGGCGTAACATTATGGCTTGTATTATTCTTACTGTAATCTATGCCTGTTAAAAACGGTTCTCCGTTATTGTAAATTCTTGGTATCATTTTTTTTAAACTCCCTTGTTTTAATTTATATATAATTTAACAAAATAACAATCCGTTGTCAATCACTTTTGTACATTAACTTTTTGTTTTCAATTAAAGTATTGAGTTGATCTATGCACAAAACAGGGTCTTTTTTTATCATCTCCCCAGAGAATCTTAGAACTGCCCAACCTAAAATCACAGCATTATTCATCTTTTCTCTATCCGAGTCTCTTGCATGCCGTCCACCAAATTTTTTAAATTGGCCACCGTCAATTTCAACAGCCACATTGTAATCAGGCCAAGCTAAATCAAAGCGCCACATTCTTTTTTTATGGAATCTAAATTCACGCTCAATTCCAAATAAAAGATTTTTTTTATGACGATTAATTTCAGCGTAAAAAAGGTTAGATAAATCATATTGTTTGGACATTTTTTTAAATTCATCAATAGTTATAAAGTTCGACGGTTTCATAAGAAAAATATAACTTATTTATTAAAAAAAATATTTATTTTTAATTTCAGAAAATTGATAAAGTTTATTTTCTTAATTGAATAAATACTACATTTTTTATCTGAAAAAACATTGCTATGAAACTCTGAAATTTTTTTGCTCTTTTTACTATAATTATAACCGTATTTAAAGAGTGTATTACTTAACATTATATATTTTCAAACCCCTCTATTACAGACGCTAAACGACAGTATCCAGCTATATCTATTAAATTATCTTTATTAGTTGAGTTTAATTCTCGTGCTACTTTCAATAAAACCATCATCATAGCCACATCTTTGCTAGTAATAATACATAAATCATTTTCATAATTTATTTTTTTTGATTTTATATATGTATTCCATAATTTAGCTATATTTTCCAAATTTTCCACTGGATCACCATAAGTCAATATTCTTTCATCTGTTATTCTCAAAGCTTCTGATAAAATTGATTTATTTATCTTATTCACTACCATTATTACCCTCTTATTTTATTTTATCGATAATTATGTTAAATTATTTTTGTGGACGGTTCACCCCCTTGTCCGTCCACATATTAGAAATCAGATTCTATCTTATTGTCTGTTAATTCTTTTTTACTTAAAAATTCAATAGAGAAACAATTAACTTTATAATATGTTCTTTTTTCTCCATCTTTTTCATAATTATCTACTCTAATCGATCCAATAACCGCTATTTTTGACCCCTTTTTACAGTACTGATTTAGATTATCTGCTAATTTACCCCATGCCTCGCAGTTTATAAAGTCAACATGATCTTTCCCCCTATTTACAGCTATAGAAAATTTGGCTACTAAATCGCCTGTACTCACAGCATTGCACTCAACATCGCGAGTAAGATTACCTATTAAAATT